CGATGCGCAGCGCACCGTCGCTGAAGAGCGCGTAACGCAAGGCCGGTTCGGCAGGCGCAACAACTTGTGGCGCGGGCACTGGCTGGCCCGTAGCGGTCGAGACCTGGCCCTTCTCTTTTCGAGCGCGCTTCGGCCGGCCTTCGGCAGTGGGTTCACCCTGTTTCGCCAACCAGTGCTTGAAGCCGGACTGAGGGGCCTCCCCCGAGTTGTTCGCGGCTGGCGCGAGGGCCGAGAAGGTCGATCCGCCGTCCCTCTTGACGCCGGACCGTACACGCGCGATCAGACCCCGTGCGTACGTGTTGGACGCGACCTTCTGGGCCTGGTCGTAGCTGATCGCGAGCGCTTCCGCGATCTGTTGGACGTTGAGAGCGCCGCAGGCTTCCAAAGTCTTTTTCAAGCGACCCGGCAGCTCGCTGGCGCCCCGATTGACGGTCGTGGCCGGCGCGTTCAGGTAGGCCGCGGCGGCGGCGAATGGGCTCGCGAGCGCCGCGCCCGCGATCCGAGGCGCGGATGCAGCGTCCACCGTGCGCTGAACAGGCGCGAGATCGTCGTCGGTGCTCTGCGCGCTCATACCGCCGCCAGGTCCAGTGGCACCGCCACGTAGGCGTCGGAAAGACCGACGCGCTTGTAGACCCGCACGTAGGTCGCGGTCCCGTTGACCTGGATGCTGTCCCGCAGCGCATCGGTGGCGCGCTTCCACTCGGGATCGCTCGACTCCATGCGCAGCAGATCCAGCACCGCCGCGGTCTTGATCTGGCCCTTGTTGTTGGTGCGGAAAGCACGGTCGACCAGGCCTCGAAGGTTGGCGTTGGCGCCTTCGGTCCAGCGGCGCATGCAGCTGTCGATCAGCGCCTTCGCGGCCTCGATCTCCTCGGTGAAGCCGATCACGTCAGAAACGCAGCGCTCCACCTTGAGATTGCCGTTGTAGGTGCGCACCGTGAGATTGCCCTTGGTGCCACCCAGGGTGACCTCGTAGCGCTCGCCCGCGATTCGCACCAGATCGGCCATGTCGCCCAGGGCGCGCGCCTTGAATGCTCTGAGGCGCTCGCTCAGTTCGATCGCTTCATCGCCGATGCTTCGCGCGACCTGGTCGCGCAGCAAGTCCTGTTCGCGCACCTGGTCGCGGGGCACCAGGTGCCCCATCGCGTTGCGCATGTACCCCTCGGGCACGTTGTCGTCAGTCGTCGACATGCAGATCTCCTGTTAGTGGATGGGTGCCCCAGAGGGCGGTTGTTGGCGCTCGGCGTGCCGCGCAGCCAGCTCGAGGCCGACGGACACGCACTGCTCGGCCGCCGGCAGGCCGCTGCGGGGATGCAGCAGCGCGGTGGCTCGATACGTCGAGAGCAGAGCGAGGAGCACGACGCTGAGTGGCTGGCCGGCGACGATCGCTGCGAACTGGTCGACCAGTGCTTGAGCGGCGATTGCTTCCTCTGCCGGCGTCACAGGGCGCCTCCCTGCTTCTTGGCCGCGTAGGCGTCGCCCACCAGGTCGCGGAGCACGCGACCTGCGCCCACGGGTGCCTCAAGCGCTTCGGCCACCTGATGGGGCGTGGCGCAGGTGGCCTTGGCGAGCGCATCGCCGGACAACGGTGAACCATCGGCCGGCAGCAACGCCAGCAGCACGATCTGCAGCTGGTCGGTCGTCATGACTGACCTCCGCCCTTGAGGCGATCGCGCATCTCGCGCACCGCGGCCGGCACCGGCGCGGCCTTGGCCGAGTCCGACTCGATCTTGGCGATCGCCGGATCGACACGACCGTAGACCACGCCCAGCGCGGTGCCGATGTCCATCGACTGCCCGTCGACGGTGACCGTGTCGCGCTTGCCACCGTGCCGACGCTCCTCCTCGCGCTGTGTCTCGGCGGCGGCAGCCGCTGCTTCCGCCTGGTTCAGCAGCACGCTGTACAGGTAGTTGTTGCTGGCGAGCGGCCGCTTCAGCGTGCCGCGGTCGACGGCCGTGAATACCGCCTCGAAAGCGGCTTGCCAGTGCGCCGGCGTCGCCACCACGATGCGGCCGTCACGCTCGATCGAGGCTCGACGGATGTCCGGCACCAGCTCGGCCAGGATCTTGCGCACACGCGCAATGGTGAGCTGATGCTTCGGCGGCTTGTGCAGCCGCACGTAGCGCGCGAGCTGCGCGCCCACAGGCACGCCGTCGGTCAGCACGTCTTCGACCAGGCCGCGCGTCTCAAGATCCTCGAGAACGCGAGCCAGGACGACGTCGAGCGACACCTCGGCGCCGCAGCTCACGCAGGCGTAGATCAGCGGATCCATCAGCGCGACCCTCCTGGGCAGAGTTGCGCGCCCGCGGCCATGCCGTCGGCGAAAACACTGTCGAGCAGCGCATCGAGCATGGGCCAGAAGTTGGTGCTCCAGGCGGCCAGCACTCCGCCGCAGCACACCAGCAGCACGACGATGAAGATCACCCATGCCAGTTGATCGGAGTCGAGACGGCGCCTCATTGCGGCATCCTGTTGACGGCGTCTGCGACCAATGCGCAGACGATGGTGATCACGAGCCAGGCGCCCCAGAAGATGACGTCTTTCATGCGCCCTCCCTCGTCGCGCTGATGCGCTTGGCCTCGGGGAAGTGGTGGAGCGCCGAGATGACGGCTTCGAAGCCATCGGCGTAGAGACCGTGGTGCGAGCCGATCGAACCGTCGGCCATCACGATCTTGACGAGGTAGTGCTTCATGCGGCACCTCCCGCCATCGCGAGGCTCAGCACCTTGCCGTCGGGGAAGCGCACCGTGCGCCCTGCGAGTAGCGCGCGGCCGATGCGGGCGAGCTCTGCAAAGCCGCAGCGCGTCGCCGACGCCTCGAGGACCAGCTTCATCGCGTCCCAGCGCTCCACGTCGAAGGTCTCGGGATCGGCTGCCAGCCCGAGCGCCGTGTAGACGTCGACCGCCATCTGCAGGAGGCCGTCGCCGACCGCCCGGATCTCGAAGAGGTAGTCCTTGACCTCGAGCGCCGCGAAGTTCTCGCCGCTCAGCCCCATGCCGAAGGCATAGCCCGGGATAGGCGAGCCGTCAAATCCGATGCGGCCCATCACGAGGACGCCCTCGCCGCCGCCGCGATCAGGTCCTTACTGACCTTGGTCGCACCGATCTTCACGGCCTCGTTGAGCGCCGCGCTGACCAGATTGTTGATCGCGAGTGGATGGCACAAGGACACCGTGACGACCTGGCGCTGGGCGCCGCGACCTTCCGTGGTGGCCGTGCGCAGGCGGCTGCGGATCTCCTCGATGGCGTCGGGCTCGAACAGCGCATCGAAGCTCAGATCCACCCGCGCTAGCTTGTGGCGCAGGTAGCCCTCCACGTGGTTGTCCAGTGGCGGAAGATGCACGATCTCGCAGCGCTGCACGACCTCGCGAACGCTGGCATCGTGCTCGCTCAGGCGGCCCTCGAGTTCGGTCTGGCCGATCAGCATGATCGCCAGGAGCTTGCGGAAGCCGTCCTGCAGCTCGTAGAACCGCTTGAGGTGCTTCAGCGTGGGTGTCGCGAGGTCATGGGCCTCCTCGATCACCAGCGCGTGCCTGCGGCCGATCCTGGCGCTCTCAGCGAGCAGCTGGTGAATCGCTGCTGCCCGCCGCTCTGCGTTCTGCGGCACTGCCATCGTCGGCGCGAGCGCGCGGAAGATGCTGCGGATGATGTCGTCGGCGAGGAGCGGGCGGCTCTTGCGGTCGGCTCGGCCCATGCCCAGCACGTAGGGCGTGATGAGCGTGATCGGCTCGCGCGACGTGTTGATGTACTCCTGCAGGTCCTGCACCAAAGTGCTCTTGCCGCCGCCCGACTCGGCGACCACCGCGAGCATGCCGCCGTGCCGCGCCGTCTGGCGCATGGCCGAGCGCACGTAGCGGATGTCGTCGGAGACGAAGACGTCCGCTTCGGTCTCCATTTCGTCGGTGAACGGATCGCGTGCGATCCTGAAGTGCTGGCGCGCTTCGGTGCTCAGGGTGTGCTTGCGCAGTAACATGAAAGGGTCCTCGCTTTCTGATGTGGTTTGCTGGGGGCCGGAGATCGCGGCGAAAGCCGCCATCGGGCACGCCCTGTTGGCGCAGGGCGTGCTCGGTGCTTCGTCAAACGCGGTGGCCACCGTGGCCTCGTCCGCGCCGTTGGCGCTCAAGTACTCCTCGATCTGCTTGCGCAACCGGGTCTTGCCGCCGTGGCCCTTGGGCCACTTGTCGTAGTTCAGGATCAGGCTCACCGTGGCGGTGCTCACCCCGAGGTGGCGCGCCAGCTGAGCCTGGGTGCGATTGATGAGGGTCAGCGCGGCGCGCAGCCGGATAATTGCTTGGGCCATGTCAAACCGCCCTCAGGCCACCGGCCGCGCGGATCGCCACCTGCTCGGGTGCCTGGAACTGGGCGATCAGCGCGCCGATCTGGTCCTCGGGCACGCCAGCGGAATAGCGCGCCTTCATGAAAGCGTGCTCCTCGGAGGACAGGTTTCTCCGGATGGCGCCCGCCACGCGCAGCATCGCGTCGACCGCGGAGAGCACGGGCACCGGCGCAGCCACCGAGGGCAGGATCTCGGTGCCCTGGCGCGGCAGGTAGGCCGGCAGTTCGACCTCCTGCAGGTGGCTGTGGGCCACCAGCTTGTTCTCGAACGGTGTCTTGCGCTTCGCGCGCGCCGCCTTCACCTCGTCTACGGTGAGGCCCGGGTATGCGGCCTCGTCCATGCGCGTGGCGGCTTCCTGCGCCTCGGTCTTCGGCAGGGCCTTGTACTCGGCGCCGATCTCGGCCGCACTGACGAGCTGGCCGAAGCGATCGAAGCCGGTGATCGGCTCGACGCGGTAGGTCAGCATCTCGCCGTCGTAGCGCGGCACGCGCACCTGGATCGCGTGCTCGCCGTAGACCAGCGCTCGCACCTCAACCTTGGCGCCCACGTTGACGCCGTCCAGGCCGCGCAGGCTGTAGTCCCCCGAGCGCTCGGCCGCGGGATGACGAAACGAGATCGACATGTCCGGGCGCACCTGGCGCTCCTCGATGCGGCTCGCCATCAGCGCGCGGCAGACCTCCTCGCGCGGCAGGGTGCGCAGCTGTTCGGCCGTGATGAGCTGCCACAGGTCATAGCGCGCGATGGGCTGCTCGAGGCCACGGCGGCGCAGCCGCGTGTCCTGTCCGGCGATCAGATTGGCGCAGTAGGCATTCGCCCAGGCCATCGCCGAGGCGTTGAGCTGAGCCACATCCTGCACTGGCTCGAAACGCAGTCGGCTCTCGAACTGGGTCTCGACGATGTTGTTGCCGTTCTCGACGCCGCCCTTGACGCGTGAGTTGCCTGCCTCGTGGTCGAGCGGCTTCACGTCGAGCGCCTCGAGGAACGAGCGCACCGCAGTCGCCTTGTTGGCGCTGCCCTTGTCCCACAGCAGGAATCGCGGCACGCCGTGGAAGGGCCGACCCTCGTGCTGCCCCCACGCGAACATGAGGAACTGGAACAGGTTGTGCTGGTCTTCGCCCGCCGCCTCGGTGTACCAGGGAATCACCGTGGCCGACGCGCGGTCGTAGCAGACATACCGGTAGCACTTGAACTTCAGCTGCGCGATGCGATCGAGCTTGTTCTTGTAGAACTCGTCGTCGCGCATGATGTACTGGCGACCGCGCAGGTAGTAGACCAGGCACAGCGACGGATCCACCTCGTGGGTGTGGTTCGGGTGCGGCGCACGAAGGTGCTGCACCGGTGCCGCCACGCGCTGCGCTGAGACGTTGAGCTTGCGGTCGCGCATCAGCCGATTGAGCTGCCCGTTGCCCACGCCAAACTCGTAGCCGTTTTGCTCCATCACGCCGCGCGCGGTCGTGGTGAACATCGTCTGCTTGCCGTTCTGCCGCACAGCCTCACGCTGTACTGCCGCCAGTGCGACCAGGGATTCCTGGCTGACGCTGGTGGAACCCTTGTCGGATCGCGCCTTGCGGCCGGATGACCAGCCAGCGACGCGCGCGAGCTGGCGATAGACCGTTTGCGAGGACCATCCCAGGAACCCTGCGGCCTCCTGCACGATCGTCGTCGCCTGCCCATGGCCTGCGGTGTCCAGGCGGCGTGCCAGCGTCCGCAGGTAGTCGCAGGTTTCAGGAGGGAGTGTCGCCATGTCGTCGGTCGGCTCAGGCATTTGCGGCGCCGGCGTCGGCCGGGTCCTGCATAAGGTATTGGCGGGCCTCGTCGATGTCGGCGCCGAAGCGCTCCTGCACGAAGTGCTGCAGTCGGCCAACCTGTGCGGCCAGGCGGTCCCCGGCGTCGACCAGGTGGAGGAGCACCAAGCCGACATCGCGGGGCATCGGAACGGCCTCCTCGGGGTCGTAGTCGGGCCGCTGGGTGACCTCCTCGGTCCACCAGGCATCGAGGGCTTCGACGGCCTGCAGATGGGCCGCGATGCCCTTCTCGAGGAGGCTCTGGCGCTCGGTGATCTCGACCTGGAAGGGCGTGATCCGCTCGCTCAGCGGGAGGACCTCGGGCACCTTGCCGCGCAGGCGCTTCTCGGCCTTGTCGGCCCGTGCGCGCTCTTTCTCGAGCTTCTCACCCGAGAAATCGATGTCCTGCTTGGCCTGGCGCAGCGCGGCGCGCAGTTCCTTCACCGACATCCGGGCCACGTCATCCAGAGCCAGCTCGCCGGTCTGGCCCGTGAGCATCAACTCCTCGACCTGGTCGTCGCCCAGGACCAGCATTTCGAAGAGCTTGGTCTGGGTGCCGGCGGCCTTCAAAAGCGGCGTTGACGCCGCATTTGCGAATTTCACGGCCGAGGCCATGAACTTCTGGGCGACTCGGACCTCGATGCCCAGGACGTCCAGCCGCGGCAAAAACTGGCCGTGCGCGCTGGCTTCCTTGAGCACGCACAGCCCGCGCCCGACCTCCATGCACGCTTCGACGCTGCGGCGCATGTTGGCCGAGATGTCGCGCTGGATCAGGTCGGGGTCGGTGCAGTCGGCCGGCAGCTGGTAGCCGAGTTGCAGGGCCACGGCGCGGACGCGGGCTTCGGCCTGGCTGGTGGCGATTGCGAGCTCGTCCTGGGACTGCTCGATGCGCGTCACCACCGCGGGGAGGACCTCCGACGCTTCGGCCGGGGGCTGGTGTGCTTTCTTGGAGCGTGCCATTGCTGAGAGTTCTCCTGTAGTTCTTGGTTAGCGGCCGGTCATGGACCGGCGAAGGTCGTCGACCTGCGTTTGCATGCGATTGACGTCGTCGGTCGCGCGAAACAGCATTCGGGTGAAGGCGGTGGTCGGGTAGAACCGGCCCGTGTCCTCGGACTTTCGGGCCCATCCCTTGGCGATCAGGACGGCCATGTCGCGGGTCACGTTGGGGCGGCTGGTCTTCAGCGCCTCGGCCAGATCCCCGTTGGTGGCGCCTCGGGCTGCATACCCACAGAGGAGTTCAGCCAGGCTCAGCAGGCGCAGACCGGCTTCGCTGACGTTGGTGGCACTCATGGCAGCGAGAACCCCTTGACCTCGGCTTGCAGGACGCGCAGCCCTGCCCCCCAGGTGCGACGCACCTCCGGAAGGCCGTGTTCGAGACGCAGGCGATCGACGAGGCGGTCCAGGTCGCCGCGCCACATGCCACACAGGTGCATGTTCTCCAGGCTGCGCTGTGGGGTGCTGCGGCGATGAGCCGGCGATGAGCAGGTGACGCCCGTAAGCGGCTGAATGGCCGTGTAGGCAGCGAAGCGCGACAGCCGCGCACCAGTCGCCTTCTTGCGGACGATCGCAAACATGAGCGCGTCGCGCACAGCGTTCAGGGGGATGGTGCGAGGGGGCACGGGCAGAACTCCAGTTGAGGCGCTTCGTACTGCGCCACGTTGTGTTGATGGAAGGCGACGTGCTCCATGTGCGAACGCAACGCGGCCAGGGTTGCTTCGGTGTCGGCGCGCGCAGGGTCGGCGTAGAAGGCCGAGAGCAGCTGCATCGCGGAAGCCCATCCGGTGTTGACGGTGATGACGTCGCTGGTGGTGACCTTGCGGCCGGTGGGCATGTTGATCACAAGCTTGCCGGCGGTGGTGGCAAGCCAACTGCTCACAAAGTCGATGCCGCAGGCCAGCTCATAGGGCGGGACCAAATTCGCCGGCATGCGGCCGCTGGCCAGCCATTTGTAGAGGCTGTCGACCGTCACTCCCATGCGATCAGCGATGCGCTCGACCGAGAGGTTGTGGCGCTCCGCGGCGAAGTCCTTGCACAGGCGCATGGCGTGCACAAGGCTGGTCGGCCGCACGCGTTTCCAGTTCATGCGGGTCATTGGAAGTACCCCCTGATCTGAACGGCGAAACAAATGCCGGTTTTGCGTCCGCTGTAACGGCGTTGCAGACCGTAGAGTTGCGGCACTGCATTCACGGAGCTGCTATGGAACTCGACGACAAGCCGGACAGTTGGTCCATCCACGAAGCGATCAGCGTCGCCTTTGAGGCGTTCGCCAGTCGCTTCGGCGCCGACATCCTGTGGGCCGCCTTCGAGGCATTCACGACCGAGCGCGAACAGTTGCTCGAGGAGCACCACCGATGGGAGAGCGATATCGACAGCTATCTCCGATCGCCGCTGAACCTGCAGGGGAAGGATCTGGTGATGTGGCTTGCTGACGCCCACGCCGATCCCGGCCAGGAGCGTCTGCTGCTGCACGTCGGCGTTCGCTGGTGGAACGCACGCGATGACCTTCTGACGCGGCCAGCCCAGTCTCGCGTGCCGTGTGTCTATGCCGAAGGGTTCAACGATCACGTCAACCTCCAGCTACTGCGTCAGATGCTGTACCGAGGTCGCGCGCCTTATACAACCTGCGACTGAGTTCGCTGTGCTCGCGCGCGGAGGGAACTACCGGGTCGGGCATGCCGAGCTCGAGGCGCAACGCGTCCATAAGCGGAGTGCGCTCGAAGATGCCAGCATCCACAAGCATCAGGCGGCCGACATCCTGTTCTCGCCCGGGCGCAGCCTGGTAGGCCTGAGCGGTCTCGCGTTCGCAGGCGGCTCCGAGGGCATTGATGCGCTCGACCAATGCTCTGCGAGCCAGGGCAAGGTGGGCAGCGCCACTCACGCGGCGGCTCCTTCGGCGATCGCGCTGCGGGGCGCGCGCCCCGGCCTTGTCGTGGGAACTCCGCGCTTCAGGCCCAGGGCCACGGCGATGTTGTGGCACTGGCCGCGCAGGCAGCGTTTGCGGCCAGCCAGCACTTCGCGGACCAGTTGCTCGCTGAACTGGTGATCCCTCGCCCACTGGGCGACGGAGATGCCGACGTAGCCGAGCCACGCCCGCGCTTCCTCAGGGGTGCGCAGGGCGGCCGGTGCAGAATGGTGCGGTTTGGTAGGGCTTGGATGCGTTTTCAGAGGGCGCGTCTTCGTCATATTTGGTGTGCCTACGGGCTGGTAGGTGCGTGTTGGGGTGATTATGGGAAAGAAAACATTCCCAAGTCAAACTGTTTGGGAAGTTTTTTATGCCTATTGGGGAAAGGCTGCGGGAGGAGCGCGAGCGACTGGGACTCACCCAGCCAAACTTCGCTTCGATCGCAAGCACCACGAAGCAGACGTTGTTCTCGTGGGAGAGCGGAAAGACTGCGCCCGACGGGTTTCAAATGGCGCGGCTTTCAGACGCAGGAGTGGACGTGCTCTATGTCCTTACGGGGCAACGTGATCGGCCTGTGTTGACAGCCGAAGAGCAGACTTTGCTGAGCTACTACCGCCGCGCCACGTCGGAACGGCGAGACGCGGCACTCGGCGCGCTCATTGGGGCCAGCCAGAGCCAGTCCGTGACCATGACCAACTCGGCTTCCGGATCAGTTCAGGTGGGGTACGTCCAAGGGCGGGCCCGCGTCGTCACGAAGCGCAAGTAACCCCGGCGCAATGAAGGTAAAAGCGCTACTTCCGAACCACTGATAAAAACGCTCAAACCAATAAGGAGACGAGCGAATGAGGGGTTCGAAGATGCTGGGTCGCCTGGGTTCGAAAGCGACCAAAATTCTTGTGCAGGGAGATTTCGTGCAAATCGATCGCGTTGCTGGCGACCTGACGGTGATTACTTCAAACGTGGGGCACTCGCCAAGTACCGAAAACTGCAATGCGTGCCCTGTTCGTTGCTGCTCACATCGGGGGCGGTCGATCGCCTATCGGGATGAGATTTTGAAGAACGTTTAACGTCGAGGAGAGAAATGAAGCTGAGCATCGAATCAGTCGGTCGAAGGGTGGCAGTGCCCGCATTGCTTCTGATCTCATCATTGCCCACCTCCGCTCAGGGCGTGAAGTGGGAATCTCTCGGAAGAAAAGATGACTATGTGTACTCGTGGGCCAGCAATCTTAAGCAGCGGTCGGGAGATACCGTCTCGACGATGATGCGATTGAAATTTGACCGAGAGGATGCGGCCCCAAACAATGCACGGTTCGACAACAAGCAAATTGGCATCGACATCCGCTGTTCGCAACGGAGCTACATGGCACTCGGCCAGTCGTACCACTTCGGCAGCAGGCAGGTGTATCAAGAGTCATTCGCCGGGTCGGATGCGGAGTACTCTCCGGTGGACGGAACGATGATCGACAAATTCATCGATAAGGCTTGTGCCGAGTAATTGCACGAGGCTAGTTGCTCATTTTTAGGATGCGCATCAAAAGACGCGGCGGTACTAACTTCTGACACTGGCGGCTCCTTCGATTTAGGAGCCACCCGGTGCCGCCGCCCAACTACCTCTCCGAGCACTTCAGTCTGGCCGAGCTGACGGCCAGCCAGACCGCCGATCGCGCGGGCATAAAGAACGTCCCCGGCCCGGAGGCCAGCGAGAACCTGCGTCGCCTGGCCGCGCTACTCGAGGATGTGCGCTATTGCCTCGGCAACGTCCCCATGCTGGTGAGCAGCGGGTTCCGTTCGTCGACGGTCAACAGCCTCGTCGGCGGTGCATCGGACTCGGCCCACAAGGATGGTCGGGCCGCAGACTTCACCGCGCCGCGCTTCGGCTCGCCGCGTCAGATCTGCCAGCGCATCGTCGATGTCGGCATCGTCTTCGACCAGCTCATCCATGAGGGATCCTGGGTCCACATCGGGATCGCCAAGGTCGGCGTGCAGCCGCGCCGCCAGGTGCTGACCGCCGTGTTCCGTCCGAAGCAGGCGACCCAGTACGTCGAGGGGATCACGTGAAACTGCGCCTCATCGACAACTGGCGCCATTGCTGGAAGTTGTCCAGCGTCTGGGCCGCCGGCTTGCTGGTGGCCCTCAACGTGGTGCAGCAAGAACTGCTGCCTCTCTTCGGCTTCGCGATCCCCCCTCATGTCCTGCCCTGGGTCAATGCAGTGCTCGGCATCGCCGTCATCGTGGCCCGCGCGATCGCGCAGCCCGACGCGCTCACGGGCAAAGCCCCGCCGGGGGCACCCTGATGAACTGGCTTCGCCTTGCCATCGTTGCCGCCGTGCTCGCCGCGGCTGGCGCCGGCGTGCTCATGGTGCGCAATCACTGGATCGCCGAGGGTCGCGCTGAGGTCCAGCAGCGCTGGACCGCTCAGGACGAAGCGGACCGCACCGCCGCGGCCGAGAACGCGCTGGAGCTGCAACGCATCGCGCGCCGAGACGAGACCCGCAAGCAGCAAGAAAACGAAAGGATCGCCCGTGAACTCAAGACCCGCAACGCTGGCCTGGTACAGCGTGCTCGCACTGCTGATGCTCGCCACCGCGAGCTGCTCGACACCATCGACGCCCTCAACGCCCGTGACCTGGCAATGCCCGGCACCGGTGCGGATGCCGGCGCCGGATCCGGACCTGATGGAGCCGCCATCGCCGCCCGAAACCTACTTGGTCAATGCAGCGGTCGATACGTTGCAGTGGCAGCAGACGCTGCAAGGTATGCCTCCCAGGTGATCGGCCTGCAGCAGTACGCCGCGCTGTGCCAAGGGCGCACGCTCGACAACAACAACGACCGGGAGCCCTGATGGAACTCGAAACCTTCAAGGTATGGCTGCAGTTCATCGCGGGCATTGGCCTGCCTGTCGCAGCGGCCGTCTACACGTGGGTCGCCACCCGCGACAAAGACAACTCGCAGCACATCAGTGCCGTCGAGCAGGCGCTGGGAAAGGTCCTCGCGGAGCACGACGGGCGCCTGTCTCGTGTGGAGACTCAGATGCAGTACATGCCGACGCCCGAGAAGATCGCTCAGCTGCAGGGCGACATCCGCGAGGTGCAGGCCACCCAGGAGGCGATCCAACGCGAAATGGCAAGCGTGCGCCAGTCGACGAACCGCATCGAGAACTTCCTCCTCAAGTAGCGATGACCAGCTATTCCCACTTCCTGACCGAAGACCGCCGCCTCGTCGTGCTCCGGGTGCTGGCCGACATGCCGGCATATCGCACTAACTCGTTCCTGCTCAGCACGCTGCTGAAGCAATGGGGGCACGAGCCCAGCACCGATCAGGTCAAAGGCGACATTGCCTGGCTGCAGGAGCAGGGCCTCGTGACCTTCGACGACATCGAGGGCGTGTACGTCACGACGCTCACGACGCGTGGCGCCGACGTCGCCGCCGGCCGCGCGGTGGTGCCTGGCGTCAAGCGCCCGGGGGCCTGAGCGTATGGGCCGCCAGAGTTCCGTCAAGAAGCTGGAGCCCGCAGCGCGCCAGTTCCTCGAGCGCCTGCTACGCGAGGACCGGCACACCTTGGACCAGTTGCTCGTCGCCATGCGGGAAAAATTCCCAAGCGCGGAGGTCAGCCGTAGTGCGATTCATCGTCATCGCACGGGCTATGAAGAGCTGGTCAAGGGCATGCGCGAGCAGCAGGCCATTGCGAGCCTCGTCGTGTCTGAGCTGGGCGAGAACCCGGACGAGAAGGCCGGTGCGTTGCTCGTGCAGACCGTCACAACGCTGACCAACCAGGTCGCGCTCCAGGCCGCCGGCGGGGGCGAGGTGGATGTGGAAACCGTGCGCAAGCTCGCCCGAGCCACCAAGGACGTGATCGGGGCACGCCGGGTCGATCGCCAGGAGCGGATGGCCATTCGCCAAGCTGCGCGCGACGAGCTGCTCGAGGAGCAGCGTGCCAAGCTCGAAGCCATGCCGGTCAAGGGCGGCGTCACGCCCGAAACCAAGGCAGAGATTCGCAAGGCGCTGGGGATCGTCTGAGGCCATGAGCAAGATCAAGGGCCGCGCCAAGTGCATCCCGGTCGACCGGGATGCCATCTTCCTGCCGTTCCAGTCGGCCTGGATCAAGGACGCGTCTCGCCTCAAGCTCATGGAAAAGTCGCGGCAGATCGGCATCAGCTGGTCAACCGCCTACGCCGCGGTCGAGCGCGCTGCTGCGCAAGGTGCGCGCCACGACGAATGGGTGAGTAGCCGCGACGACATTCAGGCGCGCCTGTTCATCGAGGACTGCAAGCTGTGGGCCGGCATCATGAACATGGCCGCCCAGGACCTGGGCGAGGTCGTGATCGACGCGAAGGACAAGCTCACGGCGTACGTGCTGCAGTTCGCGAGCGGCCGGCGCATTCACAGCATGTCGAGCAACCCTGACGCGCAGGCCGGCAAGCGCGGCAGCCGCATCCTGGACGAATTCGCCTTGCACGCCGATCAGCGCAAGCTGTGGGCCATCGCTTACCCAGGCATCACCTGGGGCGGAAGCATGGAGCTGATCAGCACGCACCGCGGCAGCTACAGCTTTTTCAACAGCCTGGTCAAAGAGGCTCGCGAGAAGGGCAACCCCAAGCGGCTCAGCCTGCACCGCGTGACGCTGCAGGACGCCCTGGACCAGGGCTTCCTGTACAAACTCCAGCAGGCCCTGCCGGAGGATGCCGAGCAGCAGGACATGGACGAGGCCCAGTACTTCGACTTCGTCAAGAAAGGCGCGGCCGACGAGGAATCGTTCGATCAGGAGTACCAGTGCATCCCGGCCGACGACGATGCGAAGTTCCTGGAGTACGGCCTGATCACGGCCTGCGAGTACTCCGGTGGGGCCGACTGGCAGCGCGGCCTGGAGGGGCCATTCCAGGGCCGCCTGTACGCAGGCGTCGACATCGGTCGCAAGAAGGACCTGACGGTCTTGTGGGTGGTCGAGCAGCTCGGCGACGTCTTCTACACCCGCCATGTCGAGACCATGGAGAAGATGCGCAAAAGCGATCAGGAGAAGATCCTGTGGCCCTGGTTCGAACGATGCGATCGCGTCTGCATCGACGCCACGGGGTTGGGCATCGGATGGGTCGACGACGCACAGGACAAATTCGGGCCGCGCAAGGTCGAGGGAGTGACCTTCACGGGCCCGGTGAAGGAGGCGTTGGCCTACCCACTGCGCAGCGCAATGGAGGACCGCAAGCTCCGTATCCACGAAGACCCAAAGGTTCGCGCGGACCTTCGTAAGGTTCAAAAGGTAGTCACGGCCGCAGGCAACGTCCGCTTCGTTGCCGAAAGCACGCCCGACGGGCACGCCGACAGATTCTGGGCTGTGGCCCTCGCGCTGCACGCTGGCAGCACACCCGTCGGTCCGATCGACTACACCCCCGTCCCGCAGCACCCCCGGGGCTTTGACAACGTCGGCAGTTCCTCGCACATGCGCGACAACGTCGACGAGGTCGGGGCCGATGTCCCCCTTCCCGAACCCGGGGCCTGGTAGCCCACGGAGAACGCAATGCCCACCATCCTCGGCCCCGATGGCCTTCCTCTGCGCGTACAGGATCTGCGCGTCCCTCAGACGGCACACCTCGCCACCTTGCAGCGCGAGCTGCAGTCGCATCCCAGCCGCGGCCTGACACCGAGCAAGCTCGCATCGATCCTCGACGCCGCGGAGAACGGCGACCTGATCGCACAGTTCGAGTTGTTCGAGGACATGGAGGAGAAGGACGGCCACATCGCGAGCGAGATGGGCAAACGGCGGCGCGCGCTTCTGGTCGACTGGTCGCTGCTGCCGCCGGACAACCCCACCGCGGCCGAAAAGAAGGTGACCGACCAGCTGGCCGAGCTGATGACCGAGATTCCAGACTTCGAGGACATCCTCTTCGACATCACCGATGCGATCGGCAAGGGCTTCGCGTGCCTGGAGATCGAGTGGCACCGCTCGCAGCGTTGGTGGGTGCCCAAGACGATCACGCATCGTCCGCAAAGCTGGTTCCAGCTGCACCGCGGCTACCGGCAGGAGATCCGGCTGCGCACGAACACCTCGGTCGATGGTGTGCTCGGCGAAGCGCTGCAGCCCTTCGGCTGGATCACCCATGTGCACAAGGCCAAGAGCGGCTATCTCGAGCGCTCCTCGCTGTTCCGCCAACTGGTGTGGACCTACCTGTTCAAGAACTACTCGGTCGGCGACCTGGCCGAGTTCCTCGAGATCTACGGCATTCCCCTGCGCGTGGGGAAGTACCCGCCGTCGGCGACCGATCGGGAGAAAGCCACGTTGCTGCGGGCGCTGCAGGGCATCGGACACAACGCTGCGGGCATCGTCCCCGACGGCATGCTTCTCGAGTTCCACAACGCGGCCACGGGCGATCCCGACGCCTTCGAGCTGATGATCGACTGGTGCGAGAAGAACCAGTCCAAGGTGATCCTGGGCGGCACGCTCACGAGCGGAGCCGACGGCAAGTCCAGCACCAACGCGCTGGGCAACGTCCACAACGAAGTCCGCAAAGACCTTCGCGCGGGGGACATGCGCCAGGTCAACACGACGTGCAGCCGCGACCTGGTCTACGCCATCGCGGCCGCGAACGGGCTTGCCCCGGACGGCATCCGCCGGACGCCGAGTTTCCAGCTCAACGCTCAGGAGCTGGAAGACCTCGCGACCTTCGCATCCTCGCTTCCGCGACTGGTCGACTACGGCGTGCAGGTGCCGGTGCAATGGGCTCAGGAGAAGCTGGGTATTCCCCAACCCGATGCAGGTGAGCCGATCCTGGTGGCGCCTGCGCGCGCGGCGGCGCCGACGCCACCAGGTGGCGTGCCTGGGGTGCCGAGTGATCCGGGCGCGACACCGCGTGAGATCGCCCAGGCTGCTGCAGCCGCACGCGCCTGGAGCTTCGCCGCGGCGGCCGCAGTTCTCCCAGCCGCGAGGATGACGCCGCCCGAGCTGATGGCCGGGCGCCTGTCGCAGGATCTGGCGCCGGCCCTCGACCAGTGGATCGGACAGATCCGCGGCCTGGTCGACCGGTCCACCTCGCTGGCCGAGATCCGCGACGGGCTCGAGCAGCTGCTGCCCGGCATGACCCTCGACCAGTACGCGCAGGCGATGGCGGAGGCACTGCGCGCGGCGCAGCTGGCCGGCCGCTACGAGGTCCTGCAGGAGGCCGCCAGGTCAGGGACATGACGTGGCCCGCCGACCTGCCGCTACGGCGCGCTGGCGCCCGTTTCAGTTGCGCTGCCCCGCGCATCGGCGGGTCGGCCCGTTGTAAACGCCTCTAAACGATTTACGAGACCCTTCGATGGCCGACGCTTCCTACGGATCGCTGCCCTTTCGCGAGCAGGCCGAATTTTTCCGGCGCAAGGTCAACGTGCCCACAACCGGCTGGACCGACATCTACGGCACCGAGCAGGAGTGGGCTTTCACGGTCGCCGGCGCCAACCGTGACGCGATCGTCACCGACTTCCGCCAGGCCGTGCAGAAGGCCATCGACGGCGAGACCACCTACGAGGGCTTCGCGCGGGACTTCGATCGCATCGTTGCCACGCACGGCTGGGACTACCACGGCAGCCGCGGCTGGCGCAGCCGACTGATCTACGACCAGAACCTCACCAACAGCTATGCCGCGGGGCGCTACGAGCAGCTCCAAGACGCGCCGTACTGGCAGTACGTGCACCAGGACTGGGTCGAGCATCCGCGGCCGCTGCACCAGGCCTGGAACGGCCTCATCCTCGAGCGCGGGAATCCCTGGCTCACGACGCACTACCCACCCAACGGATGGGGATGCCATTGCGAGATGCGCGGCCTGTGGCCTCGCGACCTGGCACGCATGGGCAAGAGCGGCCCCGACCAGGCGCCAGAGGTCAAGTACGAGGAACGCACGATCGGCGCGCGCAGCGAACTCGGACCGCGCACGGTGCGCGTGCCCGAAGGGGTGGACCCCGGCTTTGACTACGCACCCGGCGCGCAGCGGCTGCGCAACTCGATACCTCCAGCGCTGCCAGCGCCTGCCGACGGCCCTGCAGCGGGCGTGCCAGGAGTGCCGAATCGGCGTCCGTCCGAGCCTCTGCCGTTGCCTCGGCCGATGCCCGCGGACAGCCTTCCGCCCGCCGGCCTCGAGCCGACGCAATACGTCGAAGAATTCCTCGATCGTCTCGGGGTCTCGGGCGGTCAGCCGGCCATCGTGCGGGACCCGATCGGCGAACGCGTGGTCGTCGGCCGCGAGCTGTTCACGGCTCCGCAGGGCGTGCTCAGCGCCAGCCAGGCCGGCCGCGAGCAGCTGCTGCCACTGCTGGCCGATGCGCTCCTGTCTCCGGACGAGATCTGGGTGCGACTCGAATGGCAACAGGCGCGCCAGCGTGCCGCAGTGCGCCGGACCTACCTTGCACGATTCCTCGTGGAGGGCCAGTCCGAGCCGACCCTCGTCGTGTTCGAGCTGGGCCAGGACGGATGGGTCGGATTGACGCGCCAAGGGCAGAACCTCGACGACTGGCGTCTGGGTGCGCGGCTGTACCGGCGCGTCGAAGACGACGAAAGCGCGGCGCAGTAGGAGCAAATCATGGCGGGCGCGCAATTCGAATTCAGCATCGACGATGCAGACCTGCAGGAGCTGGAGGAGCGCCTGGCCAGGCCGCAGGAACTGCTACCTCGCGTGGGCGAATACCTGGTGCGGTCGACCAAGGACCGGTTCAGCACGCAGACCGGACCGGACGGCACGCCATGGGTGCCGCTGAAACAGCGTTACGCCCGTCGCAAGAAGCTCAACAAGGACAAGATCCTGACGTTGCGCGGCGACCTGCGGCGCTACATTCGCTATCAGCCGGACGGCGATGCCGCGGTGGTCGGGACGAATCTGCCCTACGGGGCAATCCACCAGTTCGGTGGCACCATCGAGCAGCCCGAGCGGCAATCGACCGTGCGGCTGCGCAGCGTGGCGGGGCGGGTCCTGTTCGCAGGCCAGCGCCACAAGCGCGCCGTCGAGAAGAGCGTGACGATCCCGGCCCACGACGTCGTGATTCCGGCGCGACCGTATCTCGGGCTATCGGACCAGGACGGGGACAACCTGGCCGAGATCGTGCGCGAGTGGCTCGCAGGCGATTAGCAACGCCCTGCATTTTGTGATGTAGATCAAAAGACGGCCCGCGCGCTGCTGCCGACCATGGCGGCATGTCTGCATCTTCGAAGCCCGTCACCAAGATCGCCGCCGCAAGCGCGGTAGCGGTCGCCGTCTGCGCGTTCTCGCTGGCGGCGGAGCCGGCTCAGGCTGACGGCATGACACTGCTGCAGGTCACGCCCGCCGGCTACTTCACGCCCAGCGATGGCCGCGACATGGATGTGGCGGCCTGGCACATCGACGCGATGGGCGCGCAGCGCGTGATCGAGCGGTTCCGCGCGAGCAAGCTGCCGCCTGTCATCGACTACGAGCACCAGACCCTCCACAAGGAAAAGAACGGCCAGCCCGCGCCGGCGGCCGGCTGGATCCGTGATCTGCGCTGGATCGAGGGGCGCGGTCTCTTCGCCGCGGCTGAGCTGACCTCGCGGGCCAAGAGCGAGATCGACGACAAGCAGTACCTGTACTTCAGCCCGGTCTTCGCATACCACGAGGACACCGGCGAGGTGATGGCGATCCTCATGGGCGCGTTCACCAACAACCCCGCCATCCACGGCATGGATGCGATGTCGCTGACAGCCGCTGCCACCGCCGCCTTCGTTCCTTCCACCCCTCAGGAGAACCCTGTGAATCCACTGCTCAAGGCCTTGCTGGCCTCGCTCGGCCTGCCCGAGACCACCACCGAAGCGAACGCCATCACGGCGCTGACCGCTCTCGGCCCGCTGACCGACGTGGCCACGGCGCGCACACAAGCCGCCGCCGCGCGCAAAGCCCTGCAGCTGGGCGACGACGCCACGGGCGATGCAGTCGTCGCCGCCTGCACCAGTCTGCGTACGAGCGGCACCGGCGCGCCCGACCCGTCGAAGTACGTCCCCATCGGCGTCGTCGACGAGCTGCGCACCAGCATGGTCGCGCTCAGCGCGCGCATCCACCAGACCGACCTCGACAAGGTGGTCGGCGATGCCCTGGCCAGCGGCAAGCTGCCGCCGGCCATGGAGGAGTGGGCGCGGGACCTGGGCAAGACCAACATCGCCGCCCTGACCAGCTACCTCGAGAAGGCCCAGCCCATCGCGGCGCTCTCGAGCACCCAGACCCGCGGCAAGCAGGTCGACCCGAAGGATGCCGCCCACGGTCTCACCGAGGACGAAATCAAGGTCGCCGCCGCCACCGGCCTGACCCCCGAGCAGTTCGCCAAGGCCAAGGCCTGACGCGCTGCGCTCCCTCCACCCAACCACCCGAGGCTGACCCATGCCATTGACCGCCGACCGCAACACCGCACGCCGCGAAGGCGTGAGCTTCTCCGACCCGCTGGCCGCGGGCGCGCTGATCTACGCCGGCGCGCTGTACGCGCTGGACGTGACCGGCAACGCCGTCAAGGCCACCGCCGGCGGCACCGCCGTGCGCGCCGTGGCGCAGCACCGCGCGGACCAAGCGGGAGGCGACACCCGCGTCAAGGGCGAGCGTGGCGTCTACTGCTTCGAGAACGGCACGGCCGGCGCCGCGATCTCGCGCGCCAACATCGGCGCCGTCGCCTACGTGGTCGATGACCAGACGGTGGGCAAGACCGGCACCGCCATCGCCGGCGTGATCGTCGACTTCGACGACCGCGGCGTCTGGGTGGACGTCGGCGCCTACAGCATCACCGTCGAAGCGGGCGCCTGAGCGCGGCCCGCCCCCTTCATATCCCCAGGAGAACTTCATGCTCATCAATGCGGGCAACCTCAAGACGCTCTTCACCGCCTTCAAGGGCCACTTCCAGGGTGGTCTGGGTCAGGTGGCCAGCCAGTACGCGCAGATCGCCACCATCGTGCCCAGCAGCACCGGCTCCGAGGAGTACGCGTGGCTCGGCCAGGTGCCGAACATGCGCGAATGGGTCGGCGATCGCGTCGTCCACGCGCTGTCCAGCCACGGCTACACGATCAAGAATAAGCCCTTCGAGCTGACCATCGAAGTGCCCAAGGCCACGATCGAGGACGATCAATACGGCGTCTTCGCACCGCTGTTCTCGGAGATGGGTCGCAGCAGCTCGGCGCATCCCGACCAGCTCGTTTTCGGCCTGCTCGCCAACGGGCGCACCGCGCCGTGCTACGACGGCCAGGCTTTCTTCAGCACCGCTCACCCGGTCCTCAACGACAAGGGCAAGACGGTGAACGTGTCGAACGTGGACGACAGCGGCGGCGGCACCAACTACTGGTACGTCCTCGACACCAGCCGGGCGATCAAGCCGCTGATCTTCCAGCAGCGCAAGGCGCCTCAGTTCGTCGCCAAGGATGCGCCGACCGACGACAACGTGTTCGACCGCGCCGCCTTCAAGTACGGCGTGGACAGCCGCTGCAATGCCGGCTTCGGCTTCTGGCAGATGGCCCAGTCGAGCAACAAGGCGCTGACCTCGGACAACCTCTGGGCGGCCATCCAGGCGCTGGAAGGTCGCACTGGCGATCAGGGCCGCAAGCTGGGCCTGCGCTCGACGCTGCTGGTGTTCCCGTCCACGCTGGAGAAGGACGCCACCAAGCTGCTGAACAACGAGCTGATCATCGAGGGCGGCCAGGCGGTCACCAACGAGCTGAAGGGCCGCCTGACGGGCCTGAAGGCCGACTGGCTCTGATCGCTGACGCGAGCAGCTCGTGCCCTACATCACGCTCGCCGAACTCGCGGAACGCCCGGGCGCGCGCGAGCTGTCGCAGGTAGCCTCGCCGGAGTTCAAGCCGGTCGTGGACCCTGCGCTGATGGACGCCACGCTGCGCGGCACCGACCGCAGCAGCTGGGACGCCGAGCGCACCACGGTCGCCGACGAGGCGGCGCGCCGGATCTCGGATGCGGTGGCCGAGGGCGATGCGGTCATCGACGGCTTCCTGGTGCAACGCGGCTACCGCGTGCCCATGGATCCGCCACCGACCGGCGCGACCAAGAGCATGCTGACTGCCTGGTCGCGTTCGATCGCGCGCTACCTGCTGCACAAGCATCGGATCACCGAGGGCACCAAGGATCCGATCGTGCGGGACTACGAGGACGCGCTGAAGCTGCTCGGCCTCATGGCGCAGGGCCGCTTCAGCCTCGGTGCCAACGACCCCACGCAGACCGGCGCGGAAGGCGGATTCAACCCGGACGTACGGTTCGAGGGAGCGCCCACGGTGTTTGGCCGCGACCAGCTGCGCAAATTCCGCTGAGGCGCCATGAACGTCCAACCCTACATCGATCGCCTCCGGGCGCAGCTCACCGGCATGCGCCTGGTCGGCGGTGCCGCCGACTTCGACGCCGCGCTGCGCGGCGTGCTGTCGACGCCTTCGGCCTTCGTCATCCCGCTCGTGGAGCGCCCGATCGACGACTCGGAGGACGACTACTGCGGCGTGGGCGGCACGCGGAACTATTTCGGCGTGATCCTGGTGGTCGAGAACCACCGAGACGCAACCGGCGAAGCCTCCCTGGTCGAGCTCGAGCCGATCCGCAGGCAGGTCAAGGCCGCGCTGCGGGGCTGGCTGCCCGACAGCCATGGCGAGCCCATCAAGTTCGTCCTGGGCGAACTGGTCCAGGCCAAGGGCGACGCGCAGCTGTGGTGGAGCGACGAGTTCGTCGACAAGCGCTATCGCCCGCTGCCGTGAGCCGGCAACCCTTTCCCCCTCAACCTCTGGAGCCAGTCATGAGCCTCATCACCACGAAAAACGCCGTCGTCTACATCGAAGGCAAGCGCGTCGAAGTTCCCAAGGGCGCGCCGCTGCCCGACAAGGTGTCCAAGGAAGACATCGAGGTACTGCGCGGCATGGGCGCACTGCCCAAGGAAGGCGCCGCCGCCTCGAGCGCGACCTCCACCCCCGCGACTGCTGCCGCAGCGCCTGCAGCGCCCGCCACGTCCGACGTGGCTGGCAAGCGCTGATCGTCCCCCGCTCGTCCACTCCCGGAGAACCTCATGTCCGAAAAGAATTGCTGCTTCAAGGGCCGCGGCCGCATCGGCACCGCCGACTACGCAAAGCTCATCGCCGCGCTCGCCGGCTTCATGCCGGTGGGCAATGCGCCGGCGCTGGCCATCAACATCACGGAGAACGTGGAGCGTGTGCCCGACTACACGACGGTCAGCGGTGGCACGCACTGCACGGTCCGCCAGATCGAGATGGCCCAGGTCACGATGACCCTGATGTGCCACAGCGCCGAAGTGCTGGCGCTATCCCTCTACAGCCAGGGAACCACCGGCAACGTGGCGGCCGCGGCCGTGACCAGCGAGCCGCATGTGGCTTGGCCGGGCGCCATGGTGCCGCTGCTGGACTTCCCCGATCTCAGCCAGGCCATCACGGTCGCGCCGGCGACCGGCTCGACCACCTATGCACGGGGCACGGACTACGAGATCACCGAATCCGGTTCGCTGCTCATCATCCCGGGCAGCACCATCCCGGCCCCGACGGTCACGGGTGGCGAAGGCGCCGCAAACATCAAGGTCACCTACCAGCGCGCGGAGCAGTCCGTGCTGCAACTGTTCACGCAGCCCAGTAACCCGGTCGCGGTGCATTTCGACGGCGTCAATGCGGTCGACGGCCGCCCGGCGCAGTTCCGCCTCTACAAGGTGAAGTTCGGCCCGGCCACGTCGGTCACGGTGATCGGCGACAACATGAGCCGCCTCGAGATGACCGGCGAGATCCTGCGCGACGAATCGATCAGCGCCGGCTTCGGTGCAAATCGCTTCAGCCAGTACGGCACCCTGCGCATCTAAGGCCTCGTCGTGGGCCTGCGCAGCAACCCCCACTACTTCGGCCGTGGGCGGCTGCACTTCGGTGCGCCGCTCGCGAGCACGGGGCTGGTCGACGTCAGCGATGACGCGACCTGGGGGACGAACTGGCCCACCGGGGCGAACGAGGCGCTCTTGCCAGGCGGTCTTCTGCGCACGCCGCCTGGTCGCTTCGCCGGCAACGCCAAGGCGCTCACCCTCACGCCCACGCTCGAGCAGCTCAACGTGCCGGATCTCGGCGAGAGCGATGACAGCGACATCATCCAGGAGGTGATGGGCAACATGGTGCTGCTGGCCCACGGCGCGCGCAACCTGGCGGACGTGCTGCGCGCGGCCGCACGCCAGAGCACCGGCGCCGCGCGCACCGACACGGTAGCCACGGGTGGCGCATCGCTGGATGCCCAGAGCATGCTGTTTACGGCCGAGGTCATCGACACGACGCTGGCGATCGCCGTGACGCCTTCCTGGACGGCCTGGCAGGAGAACGTGCACTGGCAGCGCGACCCGATGGGCGTGCGGCTCCTGCAGGGCGTTTCCGGGCCCGCAGGCTCGAGCGTGAAGATCGAGTACTTCACCGAAGGCGAGGCCTACTGGCTCGAGGCCTTCGAGCGCCCCCGCGTGCATCTGGGCATCGTCTACGCCGGCGTCAACCTGGCCGACCGCACACCGGTGCGTGTGGACTGCTATCGCGCGCAGATCCGTCCGGCCGAGGACTTCGCGGTGATCAGCGAGTCCACCGGCGAGATCCGCATTTCTTTTCGGCTGCAGCCCGTGCGCCCGCCGGCGCTGGTGCGGCCGCGTTGGTACCGCGTCATGCGGGGGAACACAGCTCATGCCTGAAAAACAGTACGCCCGCGGCATCTTCGGCCAGTTCACGCCCTCGGAACGCCCCTTCGATGTCCCCAATGGAATGGAAGACAACCTGAGGCTGATCGACGATCACCTCGGGCTGTACACGTTGAGCGCCCCGCTGCCTCCCGGCACCTTCACCGGGACTTCGGACGGCGATGGGCAGATCTACACCGATGGCTCGTACGCCGTGCGAAACGCAGGGGTGGTGCGCTCGTATCCGCCGCGCAAGGGTTTGCGCGCCGTGTCGGTGGCCGGCACGGAGAGCTGGCTCAACACCGGTTCGGGCTGGGGGCAGTTCAGTGTGCTCGACACCGGTCCAGCCGCAGCTCGGGCAGAAGCGGCGCGAGCAGGCGCTGAAGTCGCGCGCGACAGCGCTGCAGCTCTCACCAGGCTGAAAGACACGAAGGCGCTGGGTCTTTCGGACAACAGCATCCCGGACGGCGGCGACTTTGTGGCCCCAGACCCAAACAACGCCCTGCAGGCCTATCGAAAGGTCAGCAGCACGATTGCCAATCCAGTCGGCGAACCCTTCGCGTCCGCCGCCGCCATCAACATGGTTCTATCCACGACCGGAAAGAACAAGTTCGACAAAGCCGCCACCGTCGCCGGCAAGTACTTCTCGACCGGCGGCAATGCGATCGCGACGAACGCGAACTATCGGATGTCGCCGTGGATCGCGGTCACTCCCGGGAAGACGTACACGTTGTCGGGGACCAAACCAGGCACCAACACCATTGCGTTCTACGCAACGACAGGGGCAGCGAACGCGATCTCCTATGCGATGGGCAAGGGAATCGCGCCGGCCGGCGCGGCATTCGCGGTGTTCAACATCACGAACGGTGGCTCCGGTGACCTGACCTACGACGGCACCGCCCAGTTCGAGGAAGGCGGCGCGGCCACCACTTACGAACCCTTTCAGCGCAAGGTCGCGGTCGGCACCGTCCGCGGCGCACTGGAGTACTCGCAGGTACTCTACAAATGGTCGCTCAACAAGATCAATCCTGCTGCCTGCGACTTCGTCCGGCGCTACAGCGTTTTCAGCAAGGCAATGATCGCCGACACGTTCGGCATCGCGGCGACTGAACCCATCCCGATCGCCGAAGGGCAGTGGTACACGTTGAGCGGCATCAATGGGCTCTACCTGGCGACGGCGGGCGACGCCACTACCGCGCAGGCGGGCTACTTCGCAGCCGCGGGGGACACCAACGCCGTCGACAGCGTCTCCTTCGTCGCCCCAGCGACTGGTGGCGGCGCCGCCTTCCTTGTGCCCACCGGCCTCGGCATCACCCACGTCGTGATCAATCTGCGCAAGGCAGGCGATGTGGTCGGCGCCACAACGCTCAATGGCCCGTCCCAGATGAACGAGGGCGAGCTGCCGCTGGCCTATCAGCCCTATCAACTGGCGGACCGACTCCTTTCCCCGCTCGTGCCAAATTCCCAGGCAGCGCCCTCTGCGGTGCTGGACGCTGCGGCCTGGTTCAAGTTCACGGCAACCGAGGGCGTGTCGCAGGGCGACAAGCTGCCCGGCTTCCGGAAGCAATGGCTGGCTCGCAGCAAGGATCTGTGCCTGGTCGTGACAGGTACGTCGATCATCGCGCGGACCACCGAGCACGCGACCGACCATCCCCAGGCGAGTACGCGACCGCCATTGATGCACAGCCGCAACACCGCATCCCTCCTCTGGGACAAGCTGAAGTGGGCGAAGCAGCAATACCGGCGGTACGACGTGGCAGGGTTCTTCACCGAGACCGGCGCCGGGTGGGGAACATCGTCCAGCCTCGCGGAGTGGGATGACGGCGCGTACCGCTTGGGCCTGACGCGCTACAGCGGGACCACCGGGGCCGCGGTGGCATTCACCGTGCCAATCGGCGCATGGCAGTTCAACTTCATCTACCGGTCAGACACGACCGGAGTCGAGACCAACACCGTGTCTGTCGCGGAAGGAAACGGCAAGATCGAGGTGCTCAATGCCGCAGGTGCATGGGTCGAGGCGAACGGCTTCACCTTCAGCATGCGCGAGGCCGCCGTGGTGACCCGCACCGTGCAGGTCCCGTCTCCTGCCACGGATACCACCTCGCCGATGACGATTGCCAGCAAGGGCAACACCACGTACCAGCGGCGCCTGAAGATGCGTTGCAAGTCCGGTGCCATCGACAGCCGAGCCGCAACGAAGGCGGTGACGATCACCGGCAGCACAGCAGGACGCTTCATGTACTGGGGCGTCGAGTGGAGCACGCGGCAGTACATGATGACCTTCATCAATGCTGCGCGAGGCTCGCACAACTCGGACGCGAGCACGGCGCTCGGCCTCCCTCGCTTCCAAGATAACGAGGTGTGGTCATTCAAGCCGGACGTGGTGCTGGTGGAGGTGCCTGTCATCAACGACGGCATTTCCGCCGCGACGTCCCGCCATCTGGACTACTGGAAGCGGCTCGCAAACAGCTTCGCATTCAGGGCCGACTACGAGCTGTCGCTCAAGACTCGCGCCGCCTTCTTCGGGCTCGCCCCCGAGCTGGCTCTCTTCAGCTCCGTGATCTCGACCGGACTCGGTGGCGTCGACAACGCAGACGGCTCGCTGCTGGACAGAACGGAGAACGACGGCACGGTGCGCACGACCCTGGATCGCTGGCACTCGGTCGCGCAATGGGTACTCGAGAACCACCCGGAAACGCCCTTCGTCCATTGCGCCTCGCGGTGGGTGGAGGCAGGTGACGCGATCTTCGGGAACATGCAGGCAGCTACGACGGGCAGCGGAAAGTCGGGATCGACCTTCACCAACGAAAACAGTCACCCCAACGACACCGGCTCGAAGGTGCTGGCCAAGCCGTTGCTGCCGCTGTTCGACTACACGCGATAGCCACCGGCCCATTCAACTCACTCTCAGCACGAACAAATGAGCCAACTACGCGCCCTTTTCAATAAACCCGTCGTGAAGCCGCTCGGTGGCGCTCCGATGCTGTTCTACAAGCTCGAGCTGCGCCAATTCAATGACGCCATCGTCCTCGGGACGTGGCTGCAGCAGTTCGACGGCCTCGAGACCTCGCTCGCCCAGCTCGAGCATCTGAAGGATGGGCAGCCTGAGCGAGATGCGTTGGAGCGTCTTGTCGCCACGAGCATCCGCGTGCCGGCGCCGCAGGGGTCTTCCGAACAGCCGCGCGATCTCACGCTCGAGGACGCGCAATGCCTGCCCATCGTGACCACGATCGAAGCGGTGGCGCTCATCATGGAGACCAACCTCGATTTTTTTATCCAGACCCTGCCAGCGCTGCGGCTGACGGCGGGGAGCCTGGGGTCGATTGGTTCGGTATTGCTCAACGCCTCGTCAGCGCTGGCCACCAACGCGACCGCATCGAGCGATACACCCTCGGCGAGATCGTAGGTTTCATGCGCGCGATCGCTGATCAGGACGCGCAAGCAGCAGAGTTCAACGCCGCCCACACAGCGTCGGCGATCGCCGGAGGTCTTTGATCCATGGCTGACGACCTGAAAGTCGGGCTGCGCGTACAGCCCAAGCTGGATGAGGCCCTCGCTGCGGTGCGCCAGCTGCGGGCCGAGATCCAGGCCGTCAACGGCGCCGCGGCGGGAGCCGGTAGTGCCAACTCCGCCGCCGGCGGCGCGGGCGCAGTCCAGGCGCAGCAGGCGGTCGCCAAGGCCAACGCCGACGTGGCGGCCGCGACAGACCAGGCGACCGTCGCCCAGACGAAGGCCGCCCCCGCCCAGGACGCCGCGGCCGAGGCCGCGCGCAAGGCGGCCGTCGAGCTGCAGAAGCAACAGGATGCCGTCGAGCGCCTCGCCAACAGCCTTGCGCCAGCGGCCACCGCGGCAGACAACCTGGCACGAGTCGAGCAGCAGCTCGACGCCGCCCTGGCGAAAGGGCTCATCACCCAGGAGCGGCATGCCCAGCTGCTGGGCGCAGCGAAGCAGCTCTACGATCAGGACGCGGTGGCTGTCCAGCGCTTGGGTGCCGAGCTGCAGCAGACCGGCGCCCAGTCCGACCGACTCGGCAGCGCCGTCGCCAGTCTCGATGCGGCCTTGGCCAAGGGCCTGATCACCCAGGAGCGCCATGCGGCGCTCCTGCAGCAGGCGCAGCAGCGCTACGCCGGCGCGGCGATCTCGGCGAACCAGTACCGCAACGCGATGCGCCAGCTGCCGGCGCAGATCACCGACGTGGCCACCAGCCTGGCCAGCGGCATGCCCCTCTATCTCGTGGCCATCCAGCAGGGTGGGCAGATCCGGGATTCGTTCGGTGGCATCGGCGCGGCCGGCAAGGGGCTGCTGTCCATCTTCACGCCACTGCGTCTGCTGTCTGGTGGCGTGGCGGCGGGGTTCGCGGCAATCGCCTTGGCCGCCTACCAGGGCTCTCGCGAGTCCGAGGCGTACAACAAGACCCTGATCGATTCCAACAACGCCGCCGGCGTCACCGCCGACAAGCTGGGCCAGATGGCCGCGCGCATCAGCGGCGTGGTCGGCACGCAGGCGGCGGCAGCGCAGACCCTCACGCAGATCGCAGGGTCCGGCCGAGTTGCCGCAGGCGACATCGAGCGCTTCACCCTGGCCGCGCAGAAGATGGAGCGTGCCGGCGGCCAAGCGGCCGAGGTGACGGCGAAGGCCTTTGTCGAGCTCGGCAAAGACCCGCTGCAGGCGAGCCTGAAATACAACGAGGCACTGAACTACCTCACCCCCTCGATCTACGAGCAGGTCAAGGCGCTCGAGGAGCAAGGCCGGACGTCTGAGGCGGCGCGCGTGGCGCAGGCCGCCTACTTCAACGCCATCGAGTCACGCACGCCGAAGCTCGAGGAGAACCTGGGCCTCCTGCAGCGTGCCTGGCGCGGCGTCGGCGAGGCCGCAGGCTGGGCCTGGGACAAGATGCTGTCGATCGGGCGTCAGCGGCCGCTGGACGAACGGATCGAAGAGCAGCAGAAGGTGGTCGCCAACCTGCGCTCGGAGATCGAGCGGCGCGGCGCCGCCGGTTCACCGACGGCCAGATTGCAGGGGCTGCTCGGGCCCGCCGAGAACCGTCTCTCCGATCTCCGGGAGGATCGCGAAGAGCAGGCCTCGCTCGCGCGTACGCAGGGCGAGCTGGCGAAGGTCCGGCGTGAGTACATCGAGGCTGAGAAAGCCAATGACCACTGGGCCGACAAGGCTCTGACGAAGACCGAGCAGATCAACAAGGCCCTGGAAAAGTACCGCGAGAACAACAGGAAGATCAACGCCGGGCTCGCCAGCGAGGGGAAGGCGCCGCTCGACGCGAAAACCGTGGCGGCACAGGAAGCCGCGCTGCGCAAGGAGATCATGAGCAAAGGCGGTGCCGGCCCCAGCGCGTTCCGCACGGCCAGTGCCGAGGCAGCGGTGGCCATGGCGCAGCTGAAAGCGGATTTCGCCGCGCTGCAGGCCAACATCAAGGCCGGGGACGCCATCATCGTGCAGGCCCTGCAGGACGGGAACGTGTCGATCGGCAACGCCTACCAGGCTCGCCTGTTGCAGATCCGGCTCGAGGCGAACCAGCAGCGCGAGCTGCTCGAGGGCCAGATCGAGGAACTTAACGTCGCGCTGAAGAAGGCGCCGAATTCGGCCGAGGCCGGTCCATTGCGCCAGAAGCGGGTCGAGGTGCAAGCGCAGATCCGCCTGGTCGACGCGAACCTTACCGAAGAGAGCCGCAAGCTCTCGCTGTGGAAGTCCGATCAGGAGAAGCAACTCGCGGCGATCACGGCCAAGGTGCGGGTTGAGGTTTCAGCGGTCACGGGCCAGTTCGATCGCAAGGCGGTGGAAGATCAACTGCGCGCGCAGATGGAACCCGACTTCAAGGCGGCGGGCCGCGTCGATGACCCGGAGAGGCGCCAAGCCACACAGGCGCAACTGCAACTTCTACTTCAGTCTGGCGCAGCCCAGGCAGAGTTCAATTTTCGTCTCAGCGAGGCCCAGCGGCTGCAATCTGCACTCGGTGCCCAGGAAGCAGACCTGCAGCGCCAGGTGCAGTCCGGCCAGCTCAGCCAGATTGAGGCCGAAGGCCGGCTGCGCGCGCTGCGCGCCGAACAGGTGCCCGCGCTGCAGGCGATAGTCGAGCAGCTGCAGGCGGTGCGCGACGCGTTGCCGCCCGAGGCTGCCGCGACGCTTGCCGGCATGAGCACGCAGATCCAGCAGCTGCAGACCACCACCGCCGCGGCCACGCCCACCGTCGTGAGCTTCGGCACGCAGATCCGCACCGGGGTCATCGATTCACTGGGCGACGCTGTCAAGAACGTCGGCTCCGATTGGAAGACGCTGCCTGACGTGGTCAAGGCTTCGCTGCGCCAGGTGCTACTCAACATCCTGTCCAGCGGCATCAAGCGTGCATTGACCGACGCGCTGACGCCGACGAAGACACCTAGCGCCCCTGACAGCAGTTCCCCCAGTCTGTGGAGCGCGATCGACACATTGGTGTCAGGTCTATTCAATTCCTCTCCAGGTAAGGCCGCAGGCGGCCCCATCGTGGGGCCTGGCACTGGAACCAGCGACAGCATTCCGGCGCTGGTCGACGGCCGCCGGCCAATCCGCGTGGCTAACGGGGAGTTCATCCAGCCCCAGCGTGCCGTCCAGCACTATGGCGGGGCCTTCATGGAGGCTGTGCGCACCCTGCGGCTACCGCGGCCGAATTTCGCGTTCGGCGGGCTGGTCAGCGCCTACCGACGCGCCACGCGCTTCGCCTCGGGCGGGCCGGTGACTGGCCCGGGGGCCCAGCAGCAGGCGGCCAGCGTCATCGTGCAGATGACCAACAACGGCACGCCCCAGAACATCGTCCGGCAGGACGTGAGCTACCAGGGCAAGGACATGGTGATCGGCCTGGTGCTGGCCGACCTGCGGGATGGTGGCCCGATCAGCCGATCGCTCGAGTCCCGCACAGGCAGGTAGGAACCATGGCCTTCAGCACCTTTCCCTCCTACGCGCAGTTCCTCCTCGACGGCTACGCGATCTCGGTTGGCGGCGGCGTAGCGCGCGACGAGATGGACGACGGCTACACACAGCAGTCGCCCACGCAGTCGCGCACGCTGGTCTCCATTCCCCTGACCTACCGCCTGCGCAGCCAGGCGGACCACGAGGCCTTCGAGAAGTGGCGGCGCGACGACTTGCGCAACGGCTCGCTGTTTTTCGCCTGGCGCGACCCACGCGATCGCACGGGTGCCACCCGGCGGCGCGCTCGCATCGTCAACGGCGAGGTCCAGTACAAGCCGCTGAGCCGCCGGCTCGACGAGTGGAGCGCCACCTTCCAGCTGGAGTACTACGCCTGATGGCCCGCCTCAAGTCCGCTCGGTACCGCGCCCAGGCCCAGGTGCTCTCCGCCGAAGAGCGACCGCTGTACCTGCTCGAACTGCGTCACGCGCTGCTGCCACAGCCCGAGCGGTTCGTGAACGACACGGTAGATCTGGTGAGCAACGGGCAGAACTACGTCGCCACGCGGTTCCTGTTCACGCCGCCCAACGACCAGGACAAGCAGACGCCACGGGCGCGCCTGGCGATCGGGAACCTCGGCGCCGGCGTCGGAGCCTTTTTCGAGCGCACCAACGGCGCCAAGGGCGCGTCGTTGCGCGTGCTGCAGGTCATGCGCAGCCAGCCGGATCTGATCGAAGACGAGCTGGTGCTGGACGTCACCAACGTCGAGGTCGACTCGACCACGGCGAGCGGGCAGCTCGGCTACGACGACGTGCTCAACAAGCCGGGCACTTCCTACACCTACCGGCCGGAGACGGCCCCGGGGATCTTCTGATGCATTGGAGCGCTGCCTACGTAGGAATCCCGCATGCGAGCCTGGACTGCGGCCAGCTGGTCGAGAAAGTGCTGCGTGACCACTTCGGCCGCGACGTGCGGTTTCCGCAGCGGGAGAACGACAACCTGTTCCACCGCGCAGATCTGATCACCCGGCACGCGCGCGACTTTGCGCGGCCGATCGACAAGCCCTACGACGGGTGCGGCGTGATGATCCTTTCGCGCGCTCGCCTGGCACACATCGGCCTGTACTGCGCGATCGACCAGGGCTACGTGCTGCACTCGGACTCCCTCTTCGGCAGCAGCGTGTGCATGCCGATCAACCGGCTGGTGGCGACACACCGCATCGAGGGGTTCTATGCCTGGCTCGACTGAGAGGAAGGGGAGGCGCGAAAAGCTCGAGGCGATCGACATCGTCTGGTGTCCGAACCCGTTGCGGGCGAAGAGCGTGCGCGAGGTGCGCCGCCTCGTACTGACCGGCACTGATACCGTGGACAGCCTGGTCAAGCGCCTCGGGCTGCAGCCCACGCCCTCCCTGGCCACCCTCAACGGGATCGACCTGCCGCGGCGGAAGTGGTGCAAGAAGCGAGTGCGAGCGCGCGACGTGCTGGTGCTGCAGCAACGTGTCGAGGCCGTCGTGGAGGGCACCACGATCGCTACCGCGTTGACGGCCAAGGGGGTGTCAACCGCAACGGCCGTCGCCTTGGGCACTGTGCTTGCGTTCGCTGCCAACCTTGCGATCTCCCTGGCTGTCACGGCGCTGATCAGCTCACTGACCCGCAAATCCGGGCCCGGCCAACAGCAGAACAAGACCGGGCCAAATGCCTACGGCGTCGAAGGCGGCAGCAACACGGTGCGCCCCTACGAGCCGCTGCCGCTGGTACTGGGCGAGCACCGCGTCTTCCCGGACTATGCGAGCAGGCCGTTCAGCGAGTTCGTCCTGGACCCCACCACGGCGACCGAGGTGATCAATAACACGCCGCAGACGGCCGACATGGCACCGCCTCCATTCGAGCTCATCCTGCCCGATCCAGAAGAGGAGACCGAGGGCCCGCCCATGCCCTCGGCGATCGCGCCGTGGACCCTCCTCGAGTTTGATGACGCGTTCGACCTGGTCTTCTTCGGCGACAACGCAACGCGCACTTTTGAGGCTCCAACCCAGTGGGGCGGCTCGGCCGGTGGCGAAGTCACCATCCCTCATTCGTTCGTGATCCGCTGCGGCTACAACCCGGCTTTCCCCGCGGTGCCTTCTGTCGTGCACGTTGCGACCTATGAGGCCTACCAGACGCGCGCGGGCGGAGGCGGCAGCGAACTGGACTGGCACATCCTGACGCCCGGGCTCACCCTGCCCATCATCACGCGCTACGGCTACACGGCGATCTACAAGACCGAGCGCCTTGCGAGCATCTTCAACTTCGGGTTCGGCGACCTGGCCATCAGCGACGTGTTGATCGGCGCCAACGATGCCTCGGCGTACAACGCCGTGACCCTGCATCACAGCAGCGTTCCGGCCGGCGCCGGCGATCGCACGCAGCTGCTGGGCTACACGAGCGCCGGCTGGCCGAGCGATGCCTACCCGGACAACGTCCAGGTGGTCGACGGCGGCAAGCTCGAGCAGCCGCCGATGGTCGACAACTCCGGGTGGGTGGTGCGCGAGTCCTCGCAGCCGGTTCGCATCACGCAGGTCGACATCGCCGGGCGGCTCTTCTTTCAGTCCGATCGCGGCATCGCGACGGCCTTCTGCCAGTTCGAGGTGGAGTACAGGGACGCCGGTTCGGGCGCCTGGGCGCCCATGCCCTACAGCCCTTTCGTGCTGTCCAGCGGGACGTCGACACCGCTGCGGGAAACCTACACGCAAGTGCATGACGTCGACGTCGACGGGGTGCGCTCGCGCCGCGTCACGCCCGACCCCACCGACTCGGCTCTGATCAGCGAATTCGAGCTGGGCCGGGTGAAGTTCATGCGGGCCTCGAGCGCCCTGTACCCGGCGCAGCGCCGCATGGGCATGCTCATCAAGGCTACCGGGCAGCTCAACGGCCGGATCGACCGGCTCTCGGCGATGGTGAGGGCGAAGCACTGGCGGTGGATGCCCTCGGCGCCGTGGACGCCAGGTGTTTATCCGGGCGCGGGCGGGTGGAGCTGGGGCGAGACCGTCAACCCGGCCTGGCTGTTCCTCTACTACGCTCGCGGTGGCTTCCTCAACCCGACCACAACGCCTGGCCACCTGGGCCTGGCCGGCTGGCTGGATCAGCCTGCGGCGGGCAACGGCGCGCGGCTGTTCGGCGCCGGCCTGGAGAACTCGCGCATCGACTACGCCGCGATCGTCGCGTGGGCCCAGTACTGCGAGAGCGCAGGCCTCGAGTGCCGGATGGTGGTCACCTCGGCGCGCAGCTGCGGCGACGTGCTCGACGACATCGCGGCCGCGGGGCGCGGCAGCAAGACCTGGGCGACCGGCAAGCTCGGTGTGGTCTGGGAAGCCGCTGGCCAGCCTGTCGCCGCCAGCTTCGGCATGAGCAACGTCGCGGCCGGCACGTTCAAAGTGGCGTACATCTCCGACGACCCGATCGACGAGTACGAGCTGGCGTACACCCGCAGCGACGCCGGGTACGAGGCCGACACGGTGCGCGCGACGGTCCCCGGCGCCGAGCTGCCGGTCAATCGCTCCAGCGAGCAGGCGGTTTACTCGATGTCGCGGTCCCAGGCGCAACGCCTGGTCAACCTCCTGGCGGCATCACGCGCGTACCACCGGCGCACGATCCAATTCGAGACCAACGCAATCGGCAACACGGTGCAGCGCGGCGACGTGGTCCAGCTCGCCCACGATCTGACGCGCTGGGCCTACTCGGGGCGGCTGGTGAACCTGGTCGCCGAGGGCGGACAGATCCGCCAGGTGGAGCTGTCTGCCGAGGTCGAGAACCCGGCCGACGACGCCGTGCTCTACCTGCAGGTGCAGCCGCCTGGCGGCGCGGCCTTTGTGGTGGCCTGCGTACCGCCTACAGCGCGATCGCGCGTTCTGCAGGTCGACAGTGCATGGCCGGTAGCCAGCGCGCCCGGCATCCTGGACGACACGACGAGCAACCTGCCGAGCGGCTACCCCGGCACGATTCCCGAGGACTGGATCTGGCTGGCGGGCCCGACGGCAACCCCGGGCAAGCGCTGCCGGATCATCGGAATGGAGCCCGGCGGCAACCGGCGGCTGCGCCTGACCCTTCGCGACGAGTACGAGGCCTACTACCCCCTGGAGTGGGGTCTGGGCGAGGTCCCGGCGCCGCCGAGCGGCGAGCGCCTGGTCGCCCGGGCCATCAACGCCTCGGCGACGCCGGCGGCGGCCGGCGGCACCTTGCTGCGTTGGGAGCTGGAGGCGGCGCACGGCGCCGATGTGTTCGTCCAGGTCAACGGCGGGCCCGCAGAGCAGGTGCCGATCCAGGGCCACATCACCGTAGCCGGCCGCGAGATCCTGCTGCCGGCGTATCCGCCCGGCACGCACCTGTACATCGAAGTCCGGCCCGTGGCGGCCGCCACGCCGATCGCGGTCGAGGGGAGCACGCTGACGCTGGACTTCTGACGAGAAAAAAAGACGGGCGACCTGACCGGGTGTTGGAGCACCTGGCCAAGCCCCGAACATGCAGATTGCCCTGCAAGCCCGGCAAGACCCGCCACTCTCGCGAGAGCCGGTCGAGCCTATCAGAGTTTCAACATACGTAACTGGCTTGCACCAATGAGAACGGCACCCATCATTCCCTGGCTCGGCGGAAAACGCCGCCTTGCCGAAACCCTGCTCAACCGCTTTCCGGCCCACGGCTGCTACGTCGAGGTGTTCGCGGGCGGCGCCGCGCTGTACTTCATGCGGCCGCCGGCAGACGTTGAGGTGATCAACGACGTGAACGGCGACCTGGTCAACCTCTATCGCGTGGTCAAGCACCACCTCGAAGAGTTCGTCCGGCAGTTCAAGTACGCGCTCTCGAGCCGGCAGATCTTCAAGTGGACGCAGGACACGCCGCCTGAGGTGCTCACCGACGTGCAGCGCGCGGCGCGATTCTTCTACTTGCAGCAGCAGGCCTTCGGCGGCCGCGTGGAGGGGCAGACGTGGGGCACCGCCACGACCGCCCCCGCCATCAACCTCCTGCGCATCGAAGAAAACCTCTCAGCGGCTCATCTGCGGCTCGCCAGCGCGTACATCGAGCAGCTCGACTGGGCGACGTGCATGGACCGCTATGACCGGCCGCACACGCTCTTCTACCTGGATCCGCCGTACTGGCAGACCGAGGGCTACGGGGTGCCGTTCCCCTGGCAGCAGTACGAGCTGATGGCCCAGAAGCTTGGCCAGCTCAAGGGCAAGGCGATCGTGAGCATCAACGATCACCCGGACATCCGGCGCTGCTTCGCTGGTTTTCAGATGGAAAGCCTGGCGATCGACTACACCGTTGGCGGCGGCGCAAACCGGGCCGAGCGCCAGGAGCTGATCATCTACAGCTGGGACCGCGAGGCCGAGCCGGCCGGGCTGTTCTGATCGGGCTCGGCCGGCGCCTTCCAGCCCGGCGGCATCGGATGATCCATGAGGATCAGGCCGGGATTGGGCGGCGAGGCGAGCTGGAAGGTTTCCATGCCAAGCGGTCCGGGGACGGAGACAAGCACCGGCGGGTAGAGGTGAGCCTTGAGGGCGCACCAGGCGCGCTGGTCAGGGGTGAGGTAGTCGAACATGGTCAAGCTCCTTGCGAAATGGTGGAGCGGCCATTGTTCGAGGCCCGAGCAGGCGGCCCGAGGGCGATTTTCCCGATTGGTAATTCCGTTTCCGCCGGTGAAACGGTTTGGGAGCAAAGTTATCGCGCGTCAGGAGCCGAAGTTATCGCGGCCCGCTTCAGTTGGCGGCCGGGCTGCCGCGCACAAATAAGAATTGTTCTCATTTTAGACGGATG